GGAGCTTGATGGCCTGCCTGATTTGAAAGGTATTGATTCGAAAATTGATCCAGCCACGGCGGACTGGGTTGATGCAGTAAGTTTTAAGGTTAATTTAGACAAAAAAGCGGGGTCTTAAATGGCAATTTCGTTTTCAAATATTCCCAGCGGGGTCAGAGTCCCGCTTTTTTATGCTGAGGTTGATAATTCCCAGGCGAATATCGGGTCAAACAACCTGAAAGCGCTTCTGATTGGGCAGAAGGTATCCAGTGGCAAGGCAGAAGACGGAGTCCCGGTTCTGGTTACCGGTGACAGCCAGGGGAAAGAGCTTTTTGGCCATGGGTCGATGCTGGCGCGGATGAATTCAGCGTTCCGCGAGAATAACAGCGTTGGCGAAGTATGGGCTATTGCTGTCTCCGACCCGGAAGGCGGGAAGAAAGCATCAGGAACCCTCACTTTTTCCGGGACGGTCACGGCGGCGGGAACGGTTTACGTTTACATTGGGGCGGATTGCGTAGCTATTAATATCCCGAACTCCTCAGACGCTGCCGCAGTTGCGAAGGCGGTCACTGCGGGGATTAACGCCAAAACCGATTTGCCGGTAACGGCTGAAGCGTCAGAAGGCGTTGTCACGATCCAGGCAAAGAATACCGGCGCATATGGGAATGACATTGCTCTGCAGTTGAACTTCCAAGGATATGCGGCGGGGGAGGAACTGCCTGAAGGCATTGCGTGCGAAGTTGCCACTCTGTCAGGGGGATCGGGAGAGGTCGATCTGGAGGCAGTTATTACAGCCATGGGGGATGAATCGTATGATTTCATCGCCATGCCATACGCGGATGGAGCTCATATTGCGAGTTTCACCACGGAAATGAATGACAAAACCGGCAGGTGGAGCCCTACCCGGCAGATTTATGGGCATGTGTATACCGCGAAGCGTGATACCGTCAGTAATCTTCAGGCGTTTGGGAAAGGGCTTAATGACCAGCACTTAACGGTGATGGCCGTTGAGCCGAAATGCCCGAGTCTCGCGGTTGAGGTTCTTGGGGCGCTGGCCGGGAGCTGCCTCACGGCTATTCAGAATGATCCGGCGCGTCCGCTTCAGACGCTTGAACTGGTTGGGATTACGCCTTCTCCAATTGGGAAGAGATTTACCCTTACCGAGAAGCAGACACTGCTTACATCGGGAATCGCGACTAGTTATGTCGCGGGTGGGTATGTGAGAATTGAGCGCTGCATTACGACCTATCAGACAAATAGTCTGGGGGACGCTGACACCAGTTATCTTGACAGCAACACACTCCATTCTTTGGCTTACATCATTCGGCGCCTTAAGAGTGTTGTCACGTCTAAGTATCCGCGCTGCAAACTGGCGGATGACGGGACGCATTACGGTCCTGGTCAGGCGATTGTAACGCCCTCTGTGATCAAATCAGAAATTATCGCCATGTATTCCCGCCTGGAGACAGAGGGCATTGTCGAGAACGCGGAGGCATTTGCTGAAAACCTGATTGTTGAGAGAAACGCGTCAGACCCGAATCGGGTAGATGTACTCCTGCCGCCCGATCTTGTGAATCAGCTGCGGATTTTCGCGACACTGGTTCAGTTCCGTCTTCAGTACAACGAATGAGGATTTAGAAAATGGCTAAAGGCATTGCGGGTACGTGTTACCTGAAGGTTGACGGAGAGCAGCTTTCTGTCAGTTCCAATTCGATTTCCATTCAGCCCACGGAGGTGAAGCGGGAGGCTGTTATGGGGTCTACCGGGCTTGCCGGATATTCGGAGGAAGCGGTTGCCCCGACTATTTCGGGGACATTCAATGTTACGGCGGATTTCCCGCTGAAGAAACTGTTGAATGGGACGGAGTTCACTGTCACCGCGGAACTGGTGACAGGG